CAACCCACACAGCTGAACTTGCTGTAAGGTTTGGTCGTAAGGCTAAACACTTAATGGATACTGAAGAGTATAAAGAAGTTTTTCCAACTAGACTTATGGAAGACAGTAAAGCCGCTGGTCGCTGGGAAACAGAACAAGGCGGCGAGTATTTCGCAGTTGGGGTTGAAGGTGCTGTAACCGGAAGAGGTGCTGATTTATTAATTATTGATGACCCTCACTCTGAGCAAGATGCTATGTCCAAGAAAGCATTAGATAGAGCTTATGAATGGTACACAGCTGGACCCAGACAAAGACTTCAACCAGGAGGAAGAATTGTCCTGGTTATGACACGTTGGAATAAAGGGGATCTAACTGGACTCTTACAAAATGCACAGACAGAACCTAAAGCCGATCAGTGGGAAGTTGTAGAGTTTCCTGCTATCATGCCATCAGGTAAACCTGTGTGGCCGGAATACTGGGATATTGACCAACTTCTATCAGTTAAAGCTTCTGTTGCACTTCCTAAATGGAATGCTCAGTATATGCAGAATCCAACTTCTGAAGAAGGAGCTTTGATTAAACGAGAATGGTGGCGCAAGTGGCCAGAGACTAGAGGCATACCACATTGTGACTATGTTATACAATCTTACGATACAGCATATTTAAAAAAGGAGACAGCTGACTTTAGTGCCATTACAACTTGGGGTGTTTTCCGTGAAAACGAAGATACCAAACCTAATTTAATTTTACTTGATGCTGTTAAGGGTAGATTCGAGTTTCCTGATTTAAGAAGAGAGGCACTGAAGCTTTATAAATACTGGGAGCCTGAGATAGTTTTAATAGAAGCAAAAGCTGCTGGACTCCCTCTCACATACGAATTGAGAAATATGGGGATCCCAGTTATTAACTTTACGCCGAGCCGAGGAAATGATAAGCATAGTAGAGTTAATGCAGTTTCGCCTATGTTTGAAGCTGGACAGATTTGGGCTCCCACCCATCTGCAATTTGCACAAGAAGTCATGGAGGAATGTGCAGCATTTCCCTATGGCGAACATGATGACTTAGTGGATAGTACAACACAAGCCGTTATGAGATTTAGACAAGGAGGACTCTTAAGTCACCCAGAAGATTACAAGGATTCTCCAAAACCAATAGATGTTAAGGAGTACTATTAGATATGTACGTCAAAGGAGTGTTCGGAGTTTTCAAAATACTACAAAAACTAGGAATTAAACCTAAAGATATTATTGGTGTGGGTGGAGATGTCGTAAAAATGGGAAAAAGCCTGTTTAATACACGTGTAAATCCAAAATTATTGCAATTTGTTGAAAAAAACGGAAAAATTCCGACAAAAATCATTGAACAAATCAAAATTCACGCAAGAACGCTAAAAAACGCGACTGAAAGCCAAAAAAAATTGTTTGAAGTCAACATTAAAGACATTTTAAACGCAAAAAACGCAAAAATAGTAAAGCCGCCAGTCACTAGTGTCCAGAGACCAGCGACAAGCGTCAAGGAACAAGCGACTGAAGTCTTTAAAGGCTGGAAACCAACAGTCATTAAAGGCGGTAAAGACGGTTTAGCAACCGGCGGAATCGCAAATCACTTTAGGGAAAGACTTGGATTTTCAAGAGGAACAACTCTGGCAAGTGCTCCATGGTTTAGAGGTACTTCATACCCAGGTACATTAAAAGCTCCTAGAGGTTATACTGGAATGCAAGCAATTTTAGCATTAGAAAATTTACCCGAACCTAGTTTTTTAAAAAAAGCTGAATCTAAAAAAGATATTGTAGAGAGAGTAGAAAAAGTTGAGAAGGATAGAAAAGAACCTAAACCACCTAAAGGTCCAAAATGGCAAGATTATTTTCAAATAGCCGAAAAAGTAACCTTTGATGTTGCAGAAAAAAGATGGAATAAAAAAGCTACTAACCTTCTTAAAAATTATTTTAATAATAAAGCTTGGACGGAAAAACCAATTGTAACAGGAAACCAAGTAAGTAGGACTAGAAAAAGTGTTATTCCTGGCAAAAACATGTGGTTCTATGAAGGTCTTAATGATTATGCAAAAGAAAAACACGGTGGAAATTTAAAATCGGCTATTAGAGAATTATCAGGCGAAACTGATCCGAAAAAAATAAATAGTATTTATTTTTCTATTACCGGTAGCGGGGATAGACGAGGATTTATTTTTGAAACTGAAGGCATAAAGATACAGTCTAAAATTCCCGTTGCAAAGAAAACTTATAAATTAACTGAACTTACTACTAAGTTAAAAGAGAATTCTGCATTATTAGATGAAAGAATTAAAACTTTCGATAAAAATAAAGTTTATAATAAAAAAGAGTTAATAGATATTTTGGGAATTGAATCGAGTGGAAACAGATCAGATAATTACTTGATGCAGATATTAAAAGATAACGGCGCCGAGTGGTACCCTTTACCAGGTGGAAAAAAAGGAATGAAATTAAAAGATGCCTTCAAAGCTTTCAAGAATTATTCTGGTGATAAAACACTAAATTGGGAAAGTAGAATCACAGGAGATACAAACCAAAAAGGAACATATACTTATAGAAAAAAATGGGATTCCGGAATAACTAATTTTGCTACTAACCTTTATAAAGGAATGAGAAGTAATTTAAAGAACCTTAAAATTGGCGACACTAAGTTATACCTTCCTAATTCAACAGCTGAAATTGGTCATAACCCAATTCCATTAGCTTATGCCGATCAGTTTGACATATTTAAGAATAGAAAAGTTAGAAATAAAGTTTTTAAACTAGGAAATACAACCTGGCAAGATAAAGACATTAACAGAGGTATTCTAATGGATGAACAAGGTAAATTGTTAAAGCCTTTAAATATCATTGAAAAATATTGGGGTAAAAAAGTTAATAAGAATAATATACAAGAATTAAATAATGCACGGGTTCTTTTACAAAATTATTTCAGAGACGTTTCTGATGATGCCAAAAGCGCAGCAGAAGGAACCACTTATATTAAATCTAATGTAATTGGAGACTTTGTTTTTACTGTTCCTAAAATAGGTGAAACAATTGGTGAAGGATCTATTAGTGTGGATATGTCTAAAGTAGACCCTAAGTATATAATCGGAAATGTCGATTTAATTAATCCTGATGCCATTAAATATGACGATTTAAGCAAAGACGAAAAAACAATGTTTGGTCAAAATGTTATAGATCAAAAAATACAGCAGATAAAAGATTTTTACAGAGATGCTGGATATGGAGTGGATATAATTGAAGATATTGTGGAAGCTCTTTTAATAGGTCATATTCCTGAAGGTGGTACAGATGCTAAAGATACAAAAGGTCTTTTGGAAAGAAAACATTTTAAGGCAACTGGTGGTCCTGTCTTATCGGGAGTTGATCAATATATAATTAATCGAGGGATATGAAAAACCCAACCTTAGTCAAAAACATGAAACACGTAAAATGGAAATCAATCCCGCCTGTAAAGGGCCCTGATCCTAGAGGCTTGATTAAAGATAAAAAACAGGATAAACCTATAATTTTGGAGAAAACAAATGGCAGAAATAGATAAGGGCTTACCTAACGTAAGACAATCAGTTCGAATACCCTCAGAACAAGAACAAGTAGAAGTAGCAGCAGAGATACAAGAATCTATGCCGTCTCCTGAGAATACGGAGATGATAGAAAATGAAGATGGTTCTGTAGATATTAATTTTGAACCTGGTGTAGCTTCACCCGAAGGAAGTAATGATCACTATGCTAATTTAGCAGACTTGTTGCCAGATTCTATTTTAGATCCAGTAGGTTCTGAATTGTTTGCCAACTATACAGATTACAAAGAGTCAAGAAGAGAATGGGAAAGATCATACTCACAAGGATTAGAATTATTAGGTTTTAAGTTCGAACAAAGAACAAGACCTTTTCAAGGAGCTTCAGGAGCTACTCACCCAGTTTTAGCTGAAGCCGTTACACAGTTTCAAGCGCAAGCTTATAAAGAATTATTACCGGCTGATGGTCCGGTAAGATGTCAGGTCTTAGGAAGACCAACGAGAGAAAAACAAGATCAATCAATGAGAGTTAAAAATTTTATGAATTACCAGTTAATGGATATCATGAAAGAATTTGAACCAGAGTTTGATCAAATGTTATTTTATTTACCATTAGCCGGTTCAACATTTAAAAAAGTTTATTACGACGATTTACTGGGGCGAGCTGTTTCAAAGTTCGTTCCTGCAGATGACTTGGTTGTTCCGTATTCTGCTACCTCATTAGAAGATACGGAAGCCATATGTCATGTTTTAAAAATTTCAGCAAATGATTTACGTAAGCAACAAGTTTCAGGATTTTATAGAGATATAGAATTAGGAACACCTTACTATGAAGAAACTGAATTGAAGAAAAAAGAACGAGAGCTAGAAGGAACTAGATCAGTAGGTTATCAAAAAAATAATCCAATTTACACTTTAATAGAGTGTCATGTTGATTTAGATCTTGAAGGCTTTGAAGATAGGGGTGAAGATGGAGCCCCTACCGGTATAAAAATTCCATACATTGTAACAATCGACAATGGAACGCGAAAAGTATTGTCTATAAGAAGAAATTATAGACTAGACGATCCGAAGAAAAATAAAATCGAATATTTTGTCCACTTTAAATTTCTGCCTGGACTTGGTTTTTATGGCTTCGGATTAATCCATATGATTGGCGGTCTAACAAGAGCA